CCCTTGCCAGTCTTTCAATAACTGTTGCTACTCCTAAGAGTCCTGCAAGCATAACTGCCTGAACTGTGTCAATTCCTACTACGGCTCCTGCTCCCAAGACTGATAGTCCTGATGCTGCAAATACCGCAAGAATTCTCATTAAGATATTTGTTATTGCTTTCTGTGGGTGCTCCTGCTTTGGGGGTTCTACTATTTTTTTAGTTGCCATTATTTATCTCCTTTTCCTGCAAAGTATCCACCAATAATTCCTATTAGTCCTACTAATGCATTTTGTACTAATGCGATTGCATCTTCGTTTGTTCCATATTTTTCACCTGATGTTGATTGCTGGAGAAGCATTGAAGCATATTCTCCAATAACTACAAGACCAATGAAACCTAATATACCTAGGGTAATTACCCACATTAATTTATCTTTCATTATTTATCCTCTTTTCTTAGCGGGATTGTAACTAGCCAGATTACTGTTGTTATTAATACTGCAATACCAACAATGTCTCTTGCTGATCCCGTCAAAGTTAGCCATGCGATAAAGAAGCCAAGGAGGGTGAATGCCTGTGCAATTAATTCCATTCCTGCGTCTTTAAACCATTTGATTAATCCCTTGAGCATTTTGCCTACCAGGTTGATGGCTTTATTTATTATCTTCATTTGTTCCTCCTTATGACTGCCCCTGCAATTTGTGATGCAATGACCACTGGGACAATTACTTCCTGCGCTTTTTCTCTCTGATCATCTGTCATATCCATACCCAACTCAGAGAAATTGGATAGTAGTTCTGTAACATCCACTTCAAATACTGCTGCAAGTGGGTCTGCCAAGAATGCTTCTGTTTGTACTTCTGTTGTTGCATCTGCTAATGTAAATGGCATTGGGGTATCTCCTGCATCCCCTGCTCTTTCTGCGAACTCAACAAATGCTGCTGCTACTGCAGGGTTTGACTTCATTGCCTCCGCCACCTTTGCAACTTCTGCTGGTGCAATACCCAGGTTTGCTGCTACTTCAGCCTTTGCCTCTTGTGTTAAAGACTTAAGTGTTTGGCTAACTGCTGCTGTTTGCTCAACAGAAAGTTTAACTAATTTATTATCCTTACTTGTAAGGTTTGCTATAACTCCAGAAAGATCTTCTGAATTTCCTGTACCCTTTTGTGGGATAAGTGCTGCTAACTCTGCATCCTTTATAACTGGATCAATATTTTCTGCTGGTTTAAAGTCTGGTCTTGGAAGTGGTTTAGGCTCTGGAGAAGGCCCAACAGGAGGCTCTGGAGTAGGCTCTGGCTTTGGTTCAGGGCTTGGGGCAGGTGTAGGCTTAGGCTCTTCTGGCTTTGGCTTATCAGTAGGCTCTGGCTTTGGTCCTGGCTGTGTAGGCTTTGGTCCTGGCTCTTCTGTGGCAGTATTGTTAGTTGGCTTTGGTTCTGGCTTCTCTGTTGGTGGTGGTGAAGGCTTAGGCTTTTCTGGTTCAATAGTTGGCTTTGGAGATGGCTCTGGCTTAGGCTGGTTTGCTGCAGCATTGGCTGCTGCTTGAGCAATTGCTCTTTGAATTTCTCTTTGTGACTGCTCATCATAGTAACGCCATGCGTCATCAATTGCGCTGTTAACATCAAGGATTGCATTATTAAAATTAGATATAGCATTGTTCTTTTCAGATAAAGCATCTTCTGTATCGTTAACAGCATTTTCATACTCAGATGTTTTATTAGTTAACTCTTGATTATATGAATTTAGTGTTGCAACTGCTTGGTTATAAATATTTAGTTTATCATTGTATACATCTTGTGCTGAGTTCTTTGCAGCAAGTGCGTTGTTGTAGGCGTTTGTTTGTTCTTGGGTTGCTCCAGATCCAGAAGAAAATGTATTAAGATTACAACTAAAGTCTTGTCCCCATACCCTTGGGTTACCAGCATAGTCACAACCTGCACCAGTCCATCCTCCAGGGATAGCCCAGCCAAGATGATAGGAACCTACTCCTCCGCCGTTGTACCACCAAATTTCTACATCAAATGTTTTATCTGTAGTTACATTATATATTGGAGAGTATGGGCTCCATGTTGTTCCTTGCTCTATCCAGTTATTAATAACTAATGCTCCGTCAATATACATCCTAAAGCCATCATCTGTATATCCTGCAAATTTTGTTGATGTGAACCATGAGGGTACTGTTATCTGTCCAGTAAATTTAACTATAAAGTTTTCATATCTATTACCACAAACTGGACGAGTCATGTAGTTTCCATTTAGTGTTCCACTACATAAGAATTGATCTGTGGCTGCAAGGCCATCAACCCTGATTAAACTATAAACATTGTATGATAAACCAGCACCACCAGCATTATTTAATGCTTGCTGGGCTGTTTGTAGATTAATGTTGGCTACCCCAAGAGCATCATAGGCATTGTTTTTATTGCTTAGGGCAGTTGCTACTGTGACTGTTTGTCCATCTACATTTGACTGGGCAAGATCCATATCTTCTAAGGCCAAGGCTTCTGCATCTACTGCATCTTCATAGTCTGCAATTGCTGTATTTCTGACATCCCGCAGATTTTTAGCATACATGAACTTATTTTCTGCTATGTCAATCATATTAATTAGACCATCTTTATAGTCTAATTTGTCTACTGCGCTATTTAGGTTTTCAATCTGCTTGGCTGCGACTGTTAATGGGTCGTCAGAGTGGGCACCTTCTGGGGACATAAGAAGCCAGCCAAATGCTAATATTGTGGCTGCTGCTATTCGTATTAGTTTTTTGATTGCCTTTCCCCCTTGCAGACTGATGTCTGATAGGATGATTATACCATTTTATTGCACAAAAAAGGGGCTACCGTAATTGGTAACCCCTTTAATGTTGGACTAATTACTTAACTAGAGTAACCTTAGCCTTTGGATTCTTAGCATTCCACTTCTTTGCAAGTGCATTGAAAGCGTCCTTCATTGACTTAAGTGCAGCAGCATTATCTGCTGTTAACTTAGCGATAGTTGCATCCTTATCAAGGACAACCTTGTCAGAAGCAGCCTTTGCATCGGCAAGAGCCTTAGCAGAAGCAGCCTTCTCAGCAGCAATTAGAGCAGTGTGCTCTGCAGTTGCCTTAACTAGTGCTGCATCCGAAGCAGCCTTTGCAGCAAGTGCTGCATCCTTTGCTGCAATTTGTGCAGAAAGTTCTGTTGCTAGATCACGAACTGTGATTTCTGCAAATGGTGCAAGTGTTGGAGCAGTCAAACCAACTACTGCTGCTGCAACTGCATCTGTTGATGTTGTTGGAGCAAATGTAATAAGTGAGCGTGTTCCAGTTGTTGGAAGTGTTGCCTTAAATGTAGCAACTCCAAAGTCTGAAAGAGTAGCACCAGTTGTTGCTGTTGCTGTGTCTAGTACTGCTGTTGCAGCAAAGACTGTCGCTGTAATTGACTTACCAGAAACCTTGTTTCCAAATGCGTCTGTTGCTGTTACAGTGATGTCCTGCTTTGTTCCAGCAGCGCCTGATGCAGGTGCTGATAGTGTAAGGTTATTGATCTTACCAGCAGTTCCCTGTACATAGTATGTAAATGTGGTTCCTTGATTGGTAACTGTTACTGTTCCAATTGCTGTGGTCTTTGTGTATACCCAGAATGTTGCAGTTGTTCCTGTACCAGTTGCAATTGTCAAGGTTGAAGAACCTGATGATGCTCCTACTGGTGCAGCAGATGTGTGTAGTGCAGACACGATTGTTGCGTTAGTTGCTACTACAGAAACATTTGTTCCTGTGTCAACAGTTGCGACGAACCTAAGTGCGTCAGCAGCGTCAACTGAGTTGTCTGCAGGGACTGGTAATGATGCAGGTGTTGAAATTGAAGATGCTGTAGTATTTGCTACAGAGTCCAATGATACAGCGACTGACATTACAGCAGCACTTGCAGGTGATGCTACGATTGTGCCCAAAGTCATGGCTGCAACCATGGCTAGTGCGATTTTCTTAAATGAGTTCATTTAATTTATTCCTTTTCTTTATAGTAGATTTAATCTATCCAAATAATCTTTTACATCGTTTGGCATAGGTTTAAATTGTATCACATTGTCTTTCCCAATGTCAAGTTCACCCTTTGGTCTATCCCTAAATGTGTGAATCTCAACCTCAGTGTTATTATTTTTGGGCGTGTGAGAAATAGCACCAAAAATAGCACCACACACAGCATCAGCCAAGTCCTTTGACTTTTTTCTGGGGTGGTCAACTCTATCATTTTTCATAATTTTCAACTGCGTCAGTTCATCAAAGAGTAGATCAATTGATGGCATTGCTAGCCTTTCCTCGTATACAAGCATTGCCATATCCTCATAGTGCTTCTTGGCAACAGAAACAGTATCAGTTCTCATTCCTACCTGCTTTAGTTCATTTTGAATATCAAACGATTGCCAACGGTCAAACGAAACCATTCCAATATTAAACCCAAGTCTACGAAGGTTTTGAATCCACTGCTTTACTTCAGATAAGTTTACTGGCCCTTCTACTTTTGGCTCCCACCATGCTACGGCATCAACTACAACTATTGGTGCTACCTGTTCATAGTTATTGATTACCTGAATATTTACCCACTTATCTACATGAGCAATTGCTACTGCACACTTATCGTGCTTCTGTGCAAGGTCAGCGTGGACATAGTAAACCTTATTTGGATCTGGCACAAATGATTCATCGAATCTTCTAAAGTTATCAATTGGATTTCTTAGTGTCATGCACGCTGCAACTTTGTCTGCCTGCTTAAAAAAAGCATCAGACGCAAAGGTTGGAACACATGCAAAACGCATCATTGCATCTCCTAGGTCAGTCATAAAAGCAATCTTAAAATCATCAATCTTTCTTGTTGGATTTACTTCCCATGTTGGTCTCTTTAGTGCAAATACTCCTGGATACTTGTACGATGTAATCTGATCCTCATCCCATGTGATATCAAATTTATTTGATGGATCATCTTCTGGTAATAATGGATTAATGATAAATGTGTGAGATCTTTCAACAACTTCTTTTTCTGCAACAACAGCATCATACTTTTCTGAAATAAAGTCTCCTGGGTATCTAGGGAAAGAAAGTAAAACAACCTTTCCAAGATCTGGGAAACGGGAGTCTACTGATCCACGGAAGGCTTTGTAGATATTGTCAGCAGTCTTTCCCTGCTCATTACCTGTATTAACTTCAGATGCAAAGCCAGAAATCTCATCGAGCACTGCAAGCAAAAGGTTTAGTCCCTCATGAGATTCTCTTTCAGAGTGACCAGAATAAACAGTTATTGATTTGTTAAACTCTACTGAGTCTGCCTTAGCATAAAACTTACCAGCAAACCAAGGTGATCTTTCAACCTTGCTCTTAAAGCCTTTAAAGAAAACATTCTTTGCCTGTTGTGCGTTAATAGCAACATTGATTAGGTCGATAGCATCTCCAGAGGGCTTACCAAAGTACTTAGCAGGATCTTTTAAACATAATAGTTTATACACAATATAGCAGCAAGCAACAGTAGATGTAAAGTCTTTTCCACTACCCTTACCTAGTTGAAGTATGATCTCGTTTTTTGTATATTTTTCATAGTACCTTGTTCCTTCAACTTCTCCCAGTAAATCTAGCAGGTCTTCTTTTTTATAAATTTGACTCATTGCTTCTACGATATCGTACTGGATATCAGACAGTCCTGGCTGGCCTAAGAACTTTTCGTCTTCAACAAAAGTCTTTGCGTCTACAGGCTTTTCCTCAAAGTGACTATCCTTAAGTGCTTCTAAAAAATCATTAAAATCAGCCATCGTGAACTACCGTTATGACTTCATCTCTTTTGGCAATATCAGATAGCCTTCTCATAATCTGATCCCTAATCTCTGGATGCTCTGAGGCAATATCTTTTAATATTGACATAAGTACCATCTGTCTATTTTCAATCTCTACCATCTCTTCTGCAAGTTCTTTGTTTTCTAATAGACCAGCCTTCTGCAGCATATCAATACGCTTAGACTCAATGTCCATAACAAGTTTAATTGCAGCAGTCTTTGCTCCTAGGTTGTTAGTCATAGATGCTTCATCGATAACTTCGTAGGACCTTGAGATTAATTTGCTATAGTGTGTGTCTGCTGCAGCAAGTGCTTCTTTTGCTCGTGCACGAATTGCTTCGTTAGCAGAAGCCATCACCTTCCACTCATTAATAAGTTGAACAACTCTTGTGCGTGGAATTGCTAATTGCTTTGAGATTACTGTTGGATCGTTTCCTTTAAGGTATTCCTCAACAACACGATTAACCTCATCTAGGTGCTCGACTAACTGATTATCGGACATATCGCCCTCCTCCAACTAAGTATTCTTTAAACATTATATCAGCCCAAATATCATGATATCCCCATCCATGATGCTGATTATCTCTTGCAGTAAGAAAGAACTCATCAATATTATCTTTATTCTTTTCTGCATAGTCGTAAATCTCTTCAACAATGTCATGGTTTTCTAGATACTTCATTGAGTTAATGTCTGTCTTTTTTATTAAATAATTAGTTTGATCTACATAAGAGAATACGTACAACTCAATGCCCAAATCTTTACAGTATTGCTCTAGCATCATTAAATACTGATATGCATATATTCTTGTTTCTTGATTTCTTAAATTTCCTTGACCACGATACATACCATGATAAAAATTATTCATTGTTTTATTATCTATGTCTTCAACAGAACCCTTTAGTATATCTTTTCTATCATCCCTAAGGGCGTAATGCCTATTAAGATCTGGAAGGTCTAAAAATATTACATCTGGCTTTCCGTATATACTAATATATTTAAACACGCTAGAAATAATGTCCATGATAGATGTTCCTGGCTTACCAAGATTAAAATAGCCAGAAACTTTTTCTTTTTCTGAAATCATTTTATAAATTTTATACGACCAAGTTTCTGTTGTATAAAGTCCCACTCCATATGTTACGGAACAACCAGAGAATAATACGTGTTTTCCATCATGATCTTTAGTAAACTCATCACATCTAAACATATCTTTGTTTACTGGGAAGGAATCTTCTTCCCAAGAAAACTCCCTGGCCCATTGCATATTTTCTGATGTATTGTACTCTTTATTGTCAGACGATAAGTCATTAAGAGCATCTTGTGGCATAGGCCATCCGTCTAGTTCTTTTTTAAAAGGTGCTTGAACCTTTACGTTTGTAATAAAGCCAACTTGGTTTGATGGTCTGTTGCCATCATGCATAATCTCTGGCCTATCCATTTAACTCTCTTGCAATCTTTAGAAGAATCAAATATCCAATAAGATCATCAATGTCGTTGTCTCCAATAAATGCACCACCACGAGTAATTCTAGACAACTTGTCATCAATACGAACATGAAGTTGTTCAACATTATCTGATGTAGCAAAAATTCTTACTGGGTTTAATGCACTATCACCGTATGATTTATTCTTGGTGATTAGCATTGTTTTTATCTCATCACATACCTGAGAAATTGTAAACTGAGTCTCTTCACTCATCGTCTGTCTCCCAATCAAATGCTTCTGGAATTCCTTTTAGTGCAGCAAACGCAAATGCAAAACCAACAGTACCTGCTACAGCAAGTGCTACCAACGCTTTTTCAAATTTACTCATCGTTTTGACCTCCTTAATCCAAACTTAGCAAGGTATACGTAAATGGTCTCTAAACTCACTCCGCACTCCTTTGCAATCTCTTCTGGAGTCTTTTTATCCATAAGATATCTCTTACGCATAAAGACTTCTGATGTATATAGTTTAGCAGCCATGGCGTTAATTGTCAACCCCAATTGCTTTTCCCCAATTTTTCATGGCCCAGTGACCAATGCCACAAGCATCAGCCACGTCATTATCAGTAATAGTCCTATCGTATTGAACATTAATAAACTTTATTGTTCTTTCTTTACGAAGGTTTCTTTCGTATGTCTTTAGCCATGAATCAGACTTATCTGGGTTCTGGGCTTTAATATAAAACTTCTCATCTTTAGATATTTTTTTATTACCGATAAAGTTTTGCCAAGTAATTGGAGACACTTTGCCAATAACCCTTGTTCCAGTTTGACCTGCTGATCCAAGAATAGCGCCTTGGACTAATGCTAGGTCAGCAGCAGTCTTAGGGCTATTCATGAATACAGTGTGCTCAATAACTATTGCCTCAAATCCACCGTAGTAGTCAAAGAATGCTTTTACTTTTTGTCCTGCATCCATAACCTTTTCATAGGTGTCATTACCTTTAAAGTTAATCTTACCAACTACACCCAAAGTTTTTTGTTGGGTATCAAATAAAGCAAAGGCAAGGCTATTGGTACTTGCATCTATGGCACAAATTGTTTTTGGAACCATTTCAACACCCCACTTATTCTTTACCATTAGAAATAATCCTGATCTGCTTTAGTACTTTTGAAACTTGGCTTGGATTTATATTACACCTACCGCAAAGAACTTCATCATTAAAGATTGAAAGTTCTTCTTGGCAGTTTTTACAAATTCTTTTTTTACCTATTCTTTTTTGCCTTCTAGAAATAATATATCTTGCTGCAATTTTTTCTTTTGTTGCAGACTCTCTACATTCTACAGAACAATAGATCTGATAAGATATTGTTGTAAGGAACTCCTTGTCACACCAACTACAATGTTTCATCAGTCAAAGGCTCCAAGGAATTTATTTTTAGTTCCCCAACCTCTGCTGACGCACATGCTTTTTGAATTGGACAGTTCTTACAGATCTTTGAATTAGATCTATAATTCTTCTTAGGTAAAGTTCTATCTACCCAAGCCTTTCGAACTGTTCTCATCCAATCAAACGCCTGGTCTACCCACCTGCGGTAATGATCATTAACTTCTACTGGCAAAAGCAATAACTCATGATTATTTTTATTCTCATAAATTAAAACAGCCTTAGCCTTTTTTAGAATCTTCATGTATATAAGTAACTGGATTAAGTGACCAGTCTTTGGCTTCATGTGTGCCTTTCGGTACTCAAAGCCTTCGTTCATCATTGTTTTGATTTCGCCAAGTAATGGCTCTCCCTGCCAATTAAGCATTACGTCTCCGTAACCAAAGATTGGTGGATCAGAATACGTAATCTTAAACTCTGAATCAATAAGGAAATCTGGAACGTTGCCCATGGCAGACTGAATTCTTTCATGAGACTTTGTGCCTGCAGTCATATTCGCTGCTCCGTAAGCATCTGCGTTATCTTCAAATGTTTGACCATCAAAGGCTAAGTACCAATATCTTGGGCATTCTCCATGGCCATAAGCAATCGTTGATGGAGCAAATGTTTTCTTTTGAGCATGCTTGTCTATTCTATTTACTGTATAGCCAGACTTAATCATCTCTGTTAAACCATCAACATCCATTGGATGTGCTGGAGCAACTTCTTTTTTTACCATTATTTGTTGCAATAAACTTTTTGTCATTTCATAACTCTTTTCTATTACTATAAGTATAGCAGATTATCGTGTGATATATTTCAATGCTGAGACTAAGTTGTTGATTGATTCTGCTGCTGTATAGTATAAGTTTTTCTTTCCACGATCAGACTTATCTACATTTGCCATCCATGTTGCCTTAAATGCCATCTTTGCTGCAATGGCTTGTAGCCTTACAATTTCTACTGTTGCCACATTAAGAGGAATGTCTGGCTTAATGATTATTTTAGCAATAAAGGTTAGTGCTGTTGTAAGTTCCTCATCCTGCATATAGTCTGCAATTTCTACAAGACCATTGACCATATCTATAGTTGTTTTTTCTTCAATCATGCTATTGCTCCATTTTCATTTTCTGGTATTCCAATTTCTAATCCCTCTTCATGATATTGTGCCCAAGCACTTTGAAATTCTGGATGATTGTTCAAAGAGTCTACATAGTTTTTCCTTTTTTCTGTATTGAGGAATTGATCAATAGGATTGTCTTCTCCAGTAAACCTATAGTTTGTTGGTGGACAATAGTCAAAACTCACAATCTCTAAAAACTCTCCAGGCTTCCACTTTCTTTTTGGTCGCCAGTGAACCTGGTTTACTGCACTAAATACAATTGCATCGTTTGTTTTTAAATCAAAATGCTTTCCAGAAACAACAAGTTGCCAGTCATCTATGTTTGCTCCTATTTGAAAATTAAATGTTACAAGGTTTTCATCAGCATCAATATGAGGTGGAAGTGCTGGTGCATAGTTATTATCACCATACTCAAGATCATACTTTATATAGTTATAATGACAAAGTTTTATTTCTTCGCTATAAAATTCTTTTGCATATGAATCCATTACTTCTTCGATTTCTTTTGGACAATCAAACTCTACTAATTGTCTAGACATATGAACAATCTTTTTTGGATCGTATCTTGATCCGCCATGATACATTTCTTGATCTCCAGGAACAACTTGGTAGTCTGCCACTCTATTCCTGTTAGCCTCAATTGTATCTCTTAAAAGTTTTATTTGAGACTCAGTAAATGGATTCTCAACATACAAAGGAAGTTCTTTGTTGTACTTAGCAAATCCAGTTAGGTATTTATGTAGTTCAGCCATGTTAGTTCTTCTCTCTATATCGATGTTCCTGATGTTCGTGATTAACATTAGATGTTATTCCTGGCGTTTCTTTCCAGGCCTTGAACTTTTCTAAACCTTTTTGCCTCATAGCATTTATGTGATCAGTTGAAAGTACAGATGGTGTTGCTGGCTCAAAATGCATAAAAATTGCTTCAAGGAATTCTCCCTCGACAAATTCTCTCTTAGGCCTCCAATGAACCTGATGCGTTCCAGAAAATGTTAACGCTTCATTGTCCTTCATTAAAAATGTTTGCTCTTCTTCCCAGTTATCAACAACTATGTCCCACTCTACGTTAGATCTAATTTGGTAATCCAGAGTAAAACGTGGGCCACCGAATGCCTCATCTGTGTGTGGAAACAAAAGTGGATTAAACGTATGCTTGCCACAACTAGATGTTATTTTTTCATATCTTGAGAAATTATACTCTTTAAGTATTAGTTTTTCTCCAGCAACTGATTCTGCTTTAGATGTAAAAATATTGACTATCTCTTGTGGTAAAACAATGTGCCAACTATTAAAAGACAACTCGTTGTGAAAGTCTTGACTAGTTGTTTTATTAACAATATCAAATACTGTATTTATTTGATCTTGTGTTAGCAAGTCTTTTAGTATAACGTTTGGTAAGTTTTTTCTCATTATCTATCTCCTTTAACTCTATTATACACTAAGCCAATTATTTGGCTCTGGCTGATTTGATATACCTGTCTGCTCACGTAGCCTATGAGACCAGTATTCCAAAATTTCTTTTTGATTTTCTGACCAAGGCTTTTGATCGACATATGCAAAATGTGCAAAGATCATGTCCACCTCATCTTCATCAGACAAGACAAGATTAGACCTCCAATGAACTTGCTGTGTACCAGAAAATACCAATGCATCTTTTACGTCAAATACAAATGACTCTCCCTCTACAACTACTGGCCAGTCTACATTTTTATTTAACTGTATATCTACCGTCACTCTTTGCCCATCAAGTTTGTGTGTATCATAGTGAGGAAATAGTTTTGGGTTATAACCAAACTTATTAGAGTATCTTGCAAAAGAGTATTCCCTCAAAACCACACCTTCTCCAAGCCAATCGCTGACAGACTTGCTCAATCTATTTTCAAAATCCTTATTGCTTAGAGTCCAGGCCTTATGGCCAGCAAACTGTTGTAATAAAAAGTTATCTGGTCTATCCTCTACCATCTTGTATACATTTGCAACATCAGAGTCTGTTATTAAATTCTTAATGACAAATGGCTTAAAGTCTCTATTGTCGACATGACCATTCTCATAGGCTTCGTTGTATATTGCTGGATCAAAGTTATTCATACTCTTATTATACACCTTTCACATTTTTCACTGTTCGATACCCCGTTTTCTCCAAAAGGTAAACAGCATTTTAACAAAACTTCCGTCTTCAAAATCTCTAACTACTCTTCCATGTTCCTGAACCTTTGGCCACATGGCTACTGCAGAATTATCTTTTAATGGGTATTCCTTGTTATCAATAACAATTGGCCAGTCTACATTCGCAGATATCTGATAATCAAAACAAAGATTATCCTTGTTTCTGTCTTTATGAATTGGTAGAGACATTTCTCCATATTTTGTATTGTACTCGCAGTAGACTGCTCCAACAATTGAGTGCTGGCCATGATCTTGTTTTATAACTCTGCTAAATGCTTTTGTGACTTCCCTGGGAACGGGGAACAACTCCAACTGTACTCTTCCTTGCTCAAGTCTTATAAACTGATCTGTATCTAACTCACCAGAGTATCCGTCAGATTTTATCGGTATATTTTTTATTTCTCTTCTAGATAACTCTTTATCTATAGACTGCTGAAGACTGAGAACAAGTTCTTCTGAAAGAATATTATTATAAATAGTATTAAACATTTTAGTTTTTACCGTCTTTTATTAACTGTTCCAAAATAGAAAACTCTATAACTGCAAGTCTAACTTTTGTATTTGCTTCACCTATAGCAATAATTATTGCAGGATCATTGCCATTTCTAATTGCATCTGTAGTGGCTTTTGCCCAGACATCTTTATTAATAGTAAAAGATTTTCCGACTTCTTTAAAGTCTACAGTAAAGTTTTCCCAAGATGCATCACCTTTGTGTGTGCCACGTCCTGAGTTCTTGTGCTGCTTAGCACCTATTCTTTTACTTTCACTCTTCTCCGTCAAAGTCTCTCTTCTTTCTTTTTCCAAGATACACGGTTGTTAAGTGTTTTTCCTTACACATCCAAGTAAGAGTTTTTGTATCAGCATAACATCTTAATGTAGGAACAACCTGCTTACATGTATGGCATGGCCATTTGCCTGGATATACAGTGTAACTAGCCATTTAACTTAGACTTAATTGATGCTTGCAAGTCAAGATCCTCTCTAACACGATTAACAAATGCTTCTTTCCCTTGCACCTTTGATCCGTCAGGAAGTATGTACCAGGCGCCAGTTCTTTCGACAATACCATTTAGTTCAGCAGTAGTAACAAGATCACCGATGGTGTCAAGACCAATATCATCACCTCTAAAATAAAAATCATACTCGCCAGATTGAAACCCTGGGGAGGTTTTTGAGAACTGTAGTTCCCAGCGAATAGTTCTTCCAATTTTTTCTTCAATTAATTTATCTCCTACCTTGATCTTGCCCTTAATTGCTTGATTGTCTGACTCTGAAGAAAAGAGTTTAATAATACATGAGGAATAAAACTTAGTAGCCTGACCACCAGAAGGCTGCTGGCTAGTATACATAGCATTAATATTGTTACGAGACTGAGAAATAAGAACAAGCAGAGTTGGCTTAACTTTATTG